GGAAACTAATATGCCTCCATATGATCCAAGAGCTTTTATAAAATTAATGTTTTGGTCTATATCATTTTTATTGATATGTACATACTTATTTGGTAATGAGAATGGTGATCTATCAGAAGAGATATATCCTGTAGAAAATGTTAAAGTATTAGAAGTATTAGAGAAGATTGAAAAACTAGAAAAAGACGGAGACAAGACATACTGGAATAAAATTACAGAGGTCAAACCTAAAGATGCAGCAGATCAGTATTGTTATGTAAAAGTGATTATCAAAGAGAGTGATAATCAAATAATCAAAGAAGAAATTTTGGAGTGTGCAGATGGTAGAAGTAGAGTAGATGCACCAACTTATTGGCAACTATTCGCAGAGTTTTATTATGCTGATTTATACACACCAGAATACTGCCGAAAGTATAGTAGGCCAGGGCACGCTTTCAAAACGCCAGGTAAAGTGTGTTTAACTAAAAATGGCGAATGGGAGGTTAGATGATTAAGACAATTATCATAATCTCACTGTGTCTTGTAATATATACAGGTATGACAGGGGCTGAGGTTTTAGACCATATAGCGCTTGGACTTGACAAATTACAAGATTTGGTATATAGTATCAAAAGTGAGGTAAATTAATAATGAATAAGTATGTGAAAGTAATGGGCGCTTTGGCCCTAGGTCTTTTAGTTGCGAACTGCTCAGGTACGAACTATAAGATTAAGACTGAGAAGTCTAAAGTATTGAATGAGGTACCAAAATGGTATGTCAATGATTTCTCAAAGAAGAAGGCTTGTAATACGCCTAGATTTGGCAAAGATAAAAACAAAATGTGTATCTTTGGTGTTTCTACGGCAGTGTCACCAGACTTACAATTGGCGATTGAAAAGGGTATGATGGTTGCTAAATCAGAACTCGCTGATAAAGTTAAAGGTGAAATGAATAAGTCATCTAAAATATTCATCACAGAACTAGGTAAAAATCATAACAAAACAACTGTATCAGAAGTTGAATCAACTATTGTTAATTTGATTAAGAATACACCTGTTAGAGGTTATGAGATATTTGCCAAAGATATAACTATGACTAAAAATGGTTATTATAGAGTATGGATTGGTTTAAGATTACCAATGGGTGAATATAATAAGATGTATAACTTCACAATCGCAGAGGCTGTTGATGCGTATAATGTTAAGTCAAAAGCAAAAATTGCGTTTGAGAAATTAGAGAACGAGAGTAATGAAGATGGAAATAATAATATACAGTAAAAACAATTGTGTGTTTTGTACCAAGGCGAAGTATTTAGTTAAGACGCTTGGCCTTGAGTATACAGAAAAGAAGATGGAAGAGTTTGATAGTCCTCAGGCTATGTTAGAAGATATAGGTAAACAAGTGAGAACTATGCCACAAATTAAAATTGATGGTAAACTAATTGGTGGTTATAATCAACTTGTAGAATACTTTGCAGATCAAGGAAAGGTAAACTTTAAGGGTGAGATCATTGACAAAGGATAAAGATTTATCTAATGTTATTCCTTTTCCAAAAAATAGAATAGTGGAAAAGTCAACTACTGGTCCTAAAAAAGACCAAAAGTTTTTAGATGAACTACATAGACAACAGACAAAAGAATTTGTTGAGACTAGTGTAGATGATATTAGTTTAAATTTATTAAAACGTCTATATGATCTTGCAATTAAAACAGAGAAACGATCATTTACAAAAGACTTGGCAATGTTGGTAGACACATTAAGAGGTTTAATATATAGAGACTTTGGTATGAAACACCCATCACAAGTATTATCAGAAAAAATGGTAGAGTTAAAAACAATGAGAGACGGTACACAAAGTGCAAGAATAAATTATGATATATTTAAAAGAGGTAAAACTGTACCTTTAAATCCAGATGTTAAAGAAGAATTAAAAGATGGTCCAGGTAATTTTGAACCAGAAGGGGACCTATAAATGTATTCGCTAAGAATCGCCAGAGGTGGTTGTAAAATACTTTTGTTAAACAACTCAAATATAAAAAGGAGTATATATTATGTTTAAAACATTAACAAATCTATTTGCTAAAGATGAACTAGTAAAAGTTAAAACAGTAAAAAGAACTGCTGTTGAGACTAGAGGTAGAAAGTCTTTATCAAAAAAACAAAAAGTGTTAAACCTTTTATCAAAAGGTGACAACGTTGCTTGGACAACTATCCAATCAAAATTTGATTTAGAATCACCTAGATCAATGATTGACACTTTAAGAGCCGAAGGTTATATGATCTACGGTAACAGAGTAAGTGGTAAGAAATACTACAGAATGGGCACGCCTACAAGAGCGATTGTCGCTGCTGGTATTAAAGCGTTATATGGAACACCGTTCAGATATAACAACCACAAGATTTCTGTAAAGAAATCAGACTTAATCGCACTTGATGCGTAATTAAATATAGGGGCGCTTCGGCGCCCCATATGCTTATGGACTTTCAACACGGTATATTATTTTTTGTTATAGGTTGTACATCAACCCTAGTAGGTTTCTTTATAGCATTTCTTGTTATAAATTATAATCAAAAGAAACAAAAACAAAAAGAAGAAGAAAAAAAGAATAGACCACACAGTTATTATGGTGATGATACAGTATGAGTGAGTTTACAGAGGGTGCATTCAACTTCTTAAAAAGAATTATCAAAGGGTCATCATTAACGTTGGCCTTAATATATACATTAGGACATATATGTATAGCGATGACTGTAGTATCGTTATTAACAGGCGCTAGTTTATGGGAGGCGGGTCTTGTAGCATTAATAGAGCCATCAATTAATGGTGTATGGTTTTATGTATTACACTCGACTTGGAAAAAATTATATGATAAGTAGAATAGATGAAATCTTAATAGACTTGGTTAAGAAAGATGTTAAGGGTGATGATGTTGCTATTTTTATGGGTGGTGGTACAGATAGTGCCACACTTTTATTTACTTGTTTGAGACTAGGTAAAAAACCTGTTGGTTATTCCTTCTTCCTAGAGGGTAAACCATCTTACGACTCATTAAAAGCAGAAGAGATATGTAAAACTTTTAATGTGCCATTTGTGCCAGTACCAATGGCAACAAATAATTTAGAAGAAGATTTTAAAATACTTGCCACAAAATATAATTGTAAAAAGAAAACACATTTTGAATGTACATTTCCATTTTTATATTTGTTTCCAAAGATAAAAGAAAAGTATATTTTAACAGGTGTAGGTGCAGATAGTCACTATGTATTAAGTAAAAAAGGTATGATGCATTTTAAACATACCGTAGAACTTATGAATAAGTTTAGGTATAATTACTTTTACAATACACCAAATGCTGGTGCGATGGATCAGTTAAGACAATTTTGTAATGAGTATGATAAAGTATTAAGTGTACCTTATTTTGAAAAAGAAGTTTACGATTATTTTTATGATATGAGTTGGGAGGAAATAAACAAACCTGTACAAAAACATTTGATTAAAAAATGTTATAAAGAATTTGATAAGATAAAAGTTAAACCACATATCAATTACCAACTATGTGCAGAGATAGACCATTACTTTGAGAAACTAATTGATAACAAAAAAATTAATTTTAAAAATAGAAAAAGAGTTATGGATATTTGTAGAGATTGGTACGAAAAAACACAAAACAACACAGGAGCAAGGTTACCATTATGATACTCATAGATTTAAACCAAGTTATGATTTCAAATCTGATGGCACAAAGTAAAGGTAATCTATCTGAATTACCAAGTAAAGATGCTGTAAGACATAGTATTTTAAATACTGTTAGAGCGTTTAATGTAAAGTTTAGAGAAGAATTTGGTGAAATGGTTTTATGTGCTGATGCAGCAGAACCTTGGCGTAGAGATATATTTCCTAATTATAAACATCAAAGACGTAAAGGTAGAGTAGAAAGTCAAATAGATTGGGATGGTCTATTTAAAATTATGAGTGAGATACGAGAAGAATTTTTGACTAAACTACCTTATAAAGTATTACACGTTGATAAATGCGAGGCAGATGATATTATTGCCACACTAGTCGCACAGAGAGAAGAAGATAAGTATTTAATTATATCAGGCGACAAAGACTTTATACAACTACAACACTATGGTGACGTGTATCAGTTTAGTCCATTATTAAAAAGTTTTATAGGTGAACAAGAAGACGCTACTGTATTTTTAAGAGAACAAATAATTAAGGGTGATAGGTCAGATGGTGTACCTAATATATTAAGTGATGACGATATATTTTTAAGAGACGAGAGACAGAAACCTATAAACAAGAAAAGATTAGAGGAATGGTCTAATGTAGATAACATACCACTAGGTAGCGAGACGAGAAAATACTACGATAGAAATAAGAAATTAATAGATTTATCTATGATACCAAAAGACATATCTGAAAGTATTATAAATAGATATAAGAACTATAAAGTAAATAACAGGTCGCAACTGTTACAATATTTTATAGATAATAAATTGAAAGCATTGATTGAAAACATTAATGATTTTTGAAAACATATATATGGAGAAACAAAATGGCTGAAAGAAATCCTAATCTCATATCACCAAAAGCAATGGAAGCAATGGCAAGCACTGCTGGAGCTGGTAGAGAGTTAATTAGTGAAATCTTTACCAAAATCAACAACGCAAAAGATAAACCTAAAAAGATTGAGGTGTTAAGAAAATACGATACACCTGGTATGAGAATGATCTTAAAAGGTGCTTTTGATCCAAAGATAGAATGGGAATTACCAGAAGGAACTCCACCTTACATTGAGAACGAGGCACCCGCTGGTACAGAACATACTTTTTTAGAAGTTGAGGCAAGAAGATTATATAACTTTGCTAAAGGTGGTAATAACACTATTAACAAAATAAGAAAAGAAACTTTGTTTATACAAATGTTAGAAGGCTTACACGCAAGTGAGGCAAAAGTTTTAATAGATGTAAAAAACAAATCACTTAATAAAACTTACAAAGGTTTGACAAGTGATATGGTTAAAGAAGCATTCGGTTGGAATACCGACTTTGTAAAACCATAGAATCACTATAAAACAAAGGGTGTGACGTAATGTTCACCCTTTGTTCCCCCCTAAAATGGTTGATTTTATTGACCAAAATACCTATTGACAACCACTCTTTTTTAGTGTATTATTAATAAATATGAAAGAGAGGAATATATAATGAAAAAGTTTGTAATTACAGTAATAATAGTAAATGGTTTAATATGGGGTTTACTATCAAACATACAAGCAAAAGCGAATGATTATGCCACAACAGTGATTGGTCACGTTATACAAAATCACAAAGAGATAGACCATAGTAAACTGTTGGAACAAGAAATGAGTAAAATGGGTCACCAGTTTGCTTTACAGATGGTATCAATTTTACAACAGCACTTACCTTACATTATGGACGGAGTAATGACAGAATTAAAACTTGAGCTAGATAAGACGCACAAGTGTTTACTGTTAAAAGACACAAAAATAGAGGACAAAGACTGTGGGAAAAGCAACAACTAAAAAATCGCAAATTAAAAAAATACTAAAAAGAGATTTAGTAAGTAATCGTAAATATAAGACTACTTACAAAGACATCAAAAAGTATTTTGGTATCATAAACAATTCTATATTTAATAGTAAGTTGGCACCGTTTAACGATATAAAGATTAAAAAAATATATAAAGACGAGACTAAAAAATATTGTTATGGTCAAGTTACAGTATGGGAGTGGAAAAGAAAAGGATCTCAACAATTTCATTTAGAAATGCAACCCACATATAGAAATAAAAAAGAATTTGTAGATACTTTAGGACACGAAATGGTACATCTATATCAAATGGCCAATGTAGGTGATACTGGTAATCATAATAAACTATTTTATAGTTTTAGGCCTAAATTAAATAGAATAGGATTAGACCTATAGAAAGAGTGGTGTGGTGTGAGTGGAACAAAAACGGGAAAAGAGCTTGACCCATATTTAAGAGCTAGAATAGGAGATGCAAGGTTTAATTTAGAACAACTAATCAAACCAAGTAATCCAAGTGGTACTAAAAGAGTTTACTATTTAGGAAACTTTCAAAAAGATGTACTAGACAATTTCACAGAAAAACAATCAACAAAAATATTTGCTATTATGGATAAATTCAAAGACAAGGTACATATGTTTCAAAAGAAGATACCAAGTTTTACAGATGCCGATGGCGTTGAATGGTCAGGATACGAATATATAGCGGTTAAAAAATGAGAAATATAATTAGAACATTAATGGTTGTGGTTGTAGTAGCATTTTGTTCTACTACATGGGTATATTATAATATAGATGGTAAGGCTAGAGCAGAAACACTTATTCCTAAACTGCCTGATTTTGAACACACAAATAATCAACAATTTTTAAATAATGTCAAACAGTGTGTAGATTATATTGAACATACAACATCAGACATATATCCAGTAAATTTAGAATTATTGTTAGCACAGGCAGCACTAGAGTCAGGTTGGGGTAATAGTAGATTTGCTAGAGAAGGTAAAAACTTATTTGGTATTAGAACTTACAATTTAAAAGAACCTCATATGTTACCATCAAACAATCCAAAGAAGTGGGGCGTAAAAGTTTATATGCATGAATGTGATAGTGTATTGAATTATATTAACATACTAAATAATGGTAGTGCTTATAAAAAGTACAGACAATTAAGAGAAGATGGCATTGACGATCCATTTATACTAGTTGAAACACTTGACGCCTATGCTAGTGATAAAAATTATTTTTCAAAGATAAAAAGTATATTAAGAAAATTAAGAAACGA